TAGCGGAATTGGTGGCGAAGGACTTACAAATGGTATCGCAAATGGTTTAAATATGATAATTAGTTTGGCTGGACAAGTTGCGGGAGTATTTGGACAAATGCTTAGCGGTATTAATTTTGGACAGATAGGGCAGATATTTAGTGATATAGGCAATGCTGTTATGACATTATTTTCCAATATTGATTTTGGGAGTATAGGGAATATGTTTGCAATGGCTTTCGGACAGATTATGCAGGTTGTATCTATGCTTACTCCAGCGCTTGCGCCAATAATGCAAATATTTGCAGTAATTGTTAATTTAGCAGTTCAAATTGGTACTGCTTTAATTCCAGTTATTGGTATTATCTTGCAAATAGGAGCAGTATTAATATCGGCAATAGTTCCAGTTGCTCAAGTTGTAATCGGTGTATTTGCTGGAATTGTAGGAGTTGTAGTTGGAGTGTTCTCGGCAATAATAGGTGTAGTTGCTAGTGTTATGGGAGCAGTACTCTCTGTTATTTCAGGAGTTATTAATTCGATTGGTGCAGTAGTAAATAAAATTGCTACATTTTTTACTCAAGGATTCAACAAGGCAAAAAGCATTGCACAAGGAGTAATTAATGCAATCAAAGGATTTTTTGAAGGATTAGCTGGAAAAGTTAGTGAAATAGCAGGTAAAATAGCCGGAATGTTCAAGATTAAGCCTCCATCTTGGTTAGGGTTCTTAGGTGGTGGAAAAGGTAGATATATAGGGGATAAATCTTGGGAAGGTGGACCAGTTACCGTTGCAGAAAAAGGAGCGGAAATGATTAGGCTGCCGAGTGGTCAGCAATTTTTGGCTAACGAAGAAATGACCATGAATTTACCTCAAGGTACAAGAATATCTACGGCAGAATCAACTAGAAGGATGATGAGAGATCAATTTGGTGGTTCATCAAAATCATTAATTAATAAGAATTCTAGTTCTTCATCTTCAGGGAAAAGTAATGGCGGAAATAATCAATATACATTTTCTCCGACAGTTGTTATTGAAAATTCTGGTGGAGATAGTAAGGATTTGGCTAGAAAAGTGGAAGAAATAATGAGAAGATTTTTTGAAGAGAAATTCATAGCGATGGGAGGTTAGGCGATGGATTTTAGCAGTTTGAATGCGACAAAAGAAAAAATAAAAGGCAATGCTTTTGGCAATGTGGCTTATAAAAAAGCTAAGAGTACAGGTTTTAGTATGGGACTGAATAGTTTTTTAGGAACAGCTGGGGCAACTGTTTACGGTGTCGCTCTAGCTTACTCTTCTGAGATAAACAAGTTTTTCGGAGACAGATTTGGATTTACACTTTTTGAGGAAACTGAACGATGTAAGATTAATGATATAGCTCTTGAATGGGTACAGATTAAAAGCGACGAAAGAAGTAGCAGTGTTAAAACACATTCGTTAGAAGATAGAGATAACACACTAATAAGTAGTAATGTTTCTCATAGTAACAGGAAATATAGTATTTCTGTAATTTTGAGTGACTTGGTTACTAAAAATGCTGAAAGTATTTATGAGCAAATTGTAGAATTGTGGCAAAAGAAGGCTTTGTGTACTATTTCGACTGTTGAAACAATAGAAGATATGATAATAACAAAAGTTTCGAGAAGTTATAAAACACAATCAGCATTAGAATTTGAAATTGATTTTGAAGTGCTGGAATTTGCTTATTTAATGAGAAAGGGTGACATATTAGGAACAGAACTGACAACATTAAGAGAGGAACAAAAAACAGGAATCGCTGGAACAAAAACAAGTAATATTGAATACAAGGGGTTTTTAAAATGAGAATAGAAATAGACAAAAACAAAATACCTTATGTTTTTACTTTTAAAAGCGGAAGCGAGGTATATTTGTTAAGAATAAAACATTTTAAAAGTAACAATCGTATTTATATTGATGTTATGAATGAAAACGGTGAACTGTTATTGGAAAATGAAAAACTTGTATATGGTCGACCGATCGGCTGGTTTGTAGCAAAAGATGAAAATAACAATATTAATAATGAATTTTTAAATTGCAATATTGTGCCACTTAGCTTTGACAAAAAAGAAGTCCCAATCACTTTCGAGAATTTCTGTGAAACTATTTTTTTAGAATATTTTGATATATTTGAATCAGGAGAGGGAAATGTTTAATAAACTATTTTTAGAAAAAACAGAGATAAAGATTGAAACAGATGACGGAGCTTTAAATTTTATTTTTCCGAAAGATTTTGGAGTGACTGATTCGACTGTGATAAATGGTGTAGAAATAAAATGGACTTACAAATCGGTAAACGAGGAACCAAACGAGTTTGATATAGAAATTAAGGGTTTAACAAACACAACAGTAGCTAAAATCAAATTAAAAAATAGTGTTAGGCTTGTAGCTGGATATGGAGCGGATATTGGCGAAGTAGCGAGCGGAATCATTACAAGAAAAGAAATGGAAAAAGGAACTTTAAAATTAAAATGCCGTGAAGTTCCTGCGGATTTTAAAAAATTAGTAAGTGCGGCTTATGCTCCAAACACAACAGCAAGTACAATTATTAATGACCTAGCGAGTAAATGCGGCTTTACTGTTAAACAGTGCGAACTAAAGAATGATAAAGTTTACAGCATTGGGGAAAGTATATTAGGAAGTGGTCTTTATGAGATAGGGCAAATAGTCAAAGATTGTGATAGTCAAATGACAACTAAGAATGATTTTATTTATATTTATCATAATGAAATTAATACTGAAAAAGTTTTCAAATTAAGCTATCAAAGTGGACTTTTGGAAGAGCCTAAGCCACAAAATGTTGAAGAAATCAGTTACAAAGTAGAAAAAACAAAAGAAAGTAAAGGCAAAAAAGGAAGCAAAAAAACATCAAAAGGTGGGGAAAAAAGTGGCAAAACAGCAACAAAAAAAGCAAGTAAAAACAGCAAAAAATCAAAAAAATAATAAAAGTGCAACTAAGAACTCAAAAAACAATACTCAAACAAAAAAGTCTGATAAAAAAGAAAAAAAAGAAGAGTTGAAATACGACTATGAAGTCAAGTGTTTATTAATTTATTATTTAAAAAAAGGTGATTTAATCGAATTAATAAGTAATGAAATCTCAACAATGTGTCAAATTGTTGAAATCAGTGATATTAGTGATTTTAAAATGACTTTAAAAGTGAGAGTGATTAATAACGATTCAGACGTTAAGAAAAATAATGCGGAAATTAAAAAGATTGAAAAAGAGGAGAATAAAAAAGGAAAAGTTACTCAAGTTAAGAGAAGTAAAGGAAAAGGTAGAAGAAAATGATGGAAGAATATGTGAAAGCAATGCTTGGGAAAATAGATACATCTTTGATTGCTAAAATAACAAAAGTGCATGGAAATGGATTTGTGGATGTCGAGCCAATGGCAGAGTTTCAAGATGTTAAATTGCCGCCTATTTTGCATGTTCCGATGTGCCAATTGGGGAACAAAGAAATTAATTTTAAAGTCAAATTTAAAGTTGGTGATGTAGTCCCAATTTTGATTTTGAGCCGAGACGCTAGCGGATATATTACAAAGGAAAGAACAACGGCAAACACAAATAAAAGGCATAATCTTACAAATGCTATTGCTTTGCCTTTTTATATCCCGACTGATGTAAACCCTGACACAGAACCAAGCTCAATAGGAATAAATGGAAATATTAAAATGGAAGGCGACATCAAAACTGGGAACATAGAGAGTGGAGAAGTGAAAGCAAAAACAGTTGATACAGAGAGTGGAACGAGTAAGGGTGGAGTTCCTTATATTCATCCGTAAAGGAGTGTGATTTATGGATATTAAATTGAATAACGCAACTGGCGAATTGTATATTGAAAATGGTGATGCGCAATTTTTTAAAGCAAAAGAAAAATATTTTGAAGTGATCCAACAAATTGTTTTAATGTTACATGTTCGTGAGGGAGAACTCGAATACGACACTAAATATGGATTGAATTTTGAAAAGTTATTTGGAACTCATGGAAATGAAAATGAAGTGTTAGAGCATATTAGAGATAAGATATTGAATAATTTTAGAGACTATTTAAGTAGATGCTATGTTGAAGTATATGAGTACGAGAACAGGCATTTAAAAGTTAATATCGGTATTATTTTTAACGACAACGAGAAAACTTTGATGAAAGGAGTTGGGATAGGTTGGCGAGAATAAAAGTTAATACGGTTCAGGACAATATGAATATTTTAAATAATGAATTAAAAACATTATTAAAAGCTGATTATTCTAACGATAAGCGGAGTGCTTGGTATATGCTGATGTATCCAGTCGCTAGGCTTTTGAGAGAAAAAATGGAACGGCAACAGATTCAAGCTGACAAAATGAATTTGCTTAATTGCGAAGGAATTGAAATAGATGAGCATTTAGCAAATAGTCCGTTTTTCTTTAAGAGAAAGCAAGAAAGCCATGCAACTGTCAAAATTGAATTAATTGGTGGATTTAATGTAGATCTTGAAAAAGGTGATGTAATTCTCGAAGCAAATGATGGGACAAGATACACACTTAACGAAAGTGGAACACTGAACAATAAAACTACTTTTGAGTTTGTTTGTGATACTGCAGGTGAACAAGGTAACAAAGAAGTGGGAAGTATTATTAAACTAATCAAAGTTGTAAATGGTGTTTATGATTTTAAGCAAAATGAGATCGCAGCTGGTGGACAGGGGCAAGAAAGCGATAACGAATATATAGAACGTTGGTTTTTAAGTCGTAATGAAAGTGAATGGAATTTGGATGGAATTAGAGCGGAAGTATTAAAACAGGAAGGTGTTAAATCTGTTTATGCTGATGAAAATAAAACAATGACAGTTGATAGCAAAGGATTAGAACCGAAGTCGATTGTTTTAATTGTGGACGGCGGAAGAAATGAAGATATAGCAAAAGCAATATGGAGAAAAAAAGATCAGGCTATACAAATGAATGGGGATACAATCGTAACAGTTAAAGACAATCAAGGGATAGACAGAGAAATTAAGTTTTATAGACCGCAAAAACGAGAAATAGAAGTGAACATTGATTTTACTGCGGCAAAAGATACTAACATTTTGCTGGATAATTTGAAAGATATTGTAAAAGAGTACTTAAAAAGTGTAGAAGTTGGTGATTATATCACATCATATCGTTGTGAAAGCGAGTACATCAGGCAGATCTATTCGGCTGACAGATTGCTTAATATAGATGTCACTTTTAAATTTAAAAATGAAACAAACGGATTTAAAAAGGTGCTAGAGTTAGGATTTAACGAGGTGGCAGAATATGCAGAGTAATTTTGATTACATGATGTCAAAATGTCCGTGGTGGCTTAAAAAAAATAGCAATGTAAGCTCTTTTTATAAAGCAATATCAAAATTATTTGATGAAGTTGACAGAGTTTATAATTTAATTGAAAAACAACATTTAGTAGATTATGCAAACGGAGAATTTTTGGATAATTTAGGAGAAAAATTTGATGTTTCGAGGAATGGACAGACTGATGACAGATATAGAAACAGAATCAAATTAGCGATGAGAAAGTATAAATTAGTTCCTAACCTTGAAACTATTAGTAATATCGGAGAAATGTTTACTGGGCTAACTCCAACAATTAATGTGAACACAGATAACGAACCGGCTCTATATGATGTTAAATTTATAAGCAACAAAGAGTACGATTACTCACTAATTGATGAACTGGATTTAGGCAATATTGTTGGTGGTGGTGTAAAAGTAAATACACATAAATGCTTGGATAATTATGTAGTTGGAATGAGATTCGGAAGAAAAACATTAGGTCAAAATGTAATTAAAAATGAAGCTAAAAGAAATCCAGTTTGCGACTTTGCATATTCAAGATTTGGTCGATTTGGTCGCAATAAGCTAGGGCAATTTGATTTAGGTGAAGACAATATTATTAATTTAAAATAGGAGGAAATAATGGCAAAATTAACGAAATTTAAGGCACAACAAGTGGAATTTGGCACACACTACAAAATCGAAGAAACGAACAGAGGAGATACAAAAATAAAGAGTATAACACCAGCTTTTGGAAATATAAGAGAACCAGGGACACCTGAAACGGAAGAAATTTATGATGGCTTACAACTTGGGAATGTACACACTTTACAAGCAAATAAAACAACGAATTTGAATATAGATTATTATGTCTGTAATTTAGACGGATTAAATGAGTTTGGAATAAACAATGATTTAAAATTAAGAATAAATGTTGATTCTAAAAATACTAATTCGACAACGAAATTAAGATTGAATAATAATGATTATACAATTTTAAAAGAGTACAACGGAAATTTAAAACAAATAGAAGCAGGAGATTTTAAACCTAACAAAACTTATGAATTAACATATAACGGAAGTCAATTTGTTGTGATAAACGTTGATTCAAGACTAAATGAAATAATGGGATTAGAATTCGGTGGAAATATTCAAGATGCAGGGGATAAAGTTAGAGGGAAATGCTATTTTGATAACGTTACAAAATTCTATTACGAATGTATCGAAGACAACAGTCTGACATACAACGATAGTGGAAAATTTAGGGCTATTTCTAATAAGCCGATTTCGGACAAAGTGGAAAAATTGTTTGAATTCGGAGAATCTTGGATAAAATTTCCGAATGGATTAGTGTTATTTTGGAAATCTTATTTGATTACCGAATATCCTCAAACTTGCCATTTCCCATTAGAATTTAATAGTGTTCCTAACGTTTTAGTAACGCCCGTTTACGGAGGAACAAATTTAGACTTTAATGTCTATGTCGATACTGCTACAAAAAAATCAGTAAAAGTCTTTAACAAAAATAAAGGTTGGAATGTTATTTTAGCAATTGGGTATGCGAAATAACTCGATTAACAGTACTAACAAAATCTGGAATCTGCCTTGCTACAGATCAAATATTTTTTATAAAAGTCGCATAAATTCTTGTCTTGCCGAGTGAATTTGCAAATCATAGTGGAACAGATGTAACTAAAAAGCATTATGTCAAAAAGACAAGTGCAAGAGACAGAAAAAACAAACTGTTAGAAATTCGAAAAAAGGCTGGATTTTAACAGTAAATAGCAGAGAAATTTATGAATTTGTTCAGATTTTTGAAAAATATTTACTG